AAAAGTCCAGTGACGGCAGGCTGTTGATAGTAGCCAGCACGTTGTCTACTTCGCTCTTTGTACTGGCACGCAAGAACGCATCTTCCTTGAGTGCATCTGTTGTGATGCCACGGAATGTAGACTCTAGCTGGTGCTGTATAGCAGTCATCTGCGAGTCACCTGTGATGTTGCACTTGCCCATAACGTCGATGAGATCGAGCATATTCGGCACGAGCGTAGCGTGGAACCGCTTGTCTGACTTACCAGTGGGTGAGTCTAACTTCTCTGACATATGCTTGAGTGCAGTATGCAGACGCTTCCACATATCCATCATCGCCATGTTTATGCGATCACGTGAGGCACGCTCGAACTGCTCACGCAACTCGTTGTTAGCTTGTGTACCTATATCAACGCGGAAGTCACCAGCAGACGGCACAGGTGTGTACGCCAGCACAAATGAGAACTTCTTACGTACCTCTTCTGTCGGAGGGTAGTCAGCAGGGTTGTACAAGTCCTTGAGTGTAAGGCGCGCTTCGATAACGGCATCGTCGTATACATCGCAGAAGGCATCAACGTAGCCTTCGAACTCGGCTTTAGCCTGAGTCATTATGTTGTGGTAGTCGAAGTACTGTGCAGTGGTCAGCAGGCGTGTACCACCATCAGACCACGGCAGTGTCATAAAGCGGTGTGTGTTCTCACGTATACGTGTGATGAACTTGTTAATGACAGACAGCTCCTCACAGTCGGCTAGCATGTCTTTATACAGGCGTGTGGCTTTCTCTTTGGCACCCTTACTAGCGGCTATCTCAGCAGAGGCATTCTTGTCACGCTTACGTGCAGTCCATGATGTGATGTGCAGGTCGACGAGCATAGCAGAGGATGCTATCGAAGGTGCTGATACGTTTGGTACTAGTGGCTCTTGCATGTTGGTTTGCATGTTCATGTGTAGCTCCATATAACTTAGCTAAGTTATGTAGTGGTTGGTTGTATGTATGCAGGTGGCTGATCGGGCTGTAGCGCCGAGCCATACTGCTACGTGTCTCACCCTAATGGTGAAACACCATTATATCACATTGTGTAGTGAATGTCAAGTAGTTTGGTATTTGGTGGTAAAGGGTGGTTTTTGGTGGTGTGTGGTGTGCAGGGGTGACAGGCATCCCAGAAGTATCGTGTTTTCGTGGTAAACGTCCAGAAGTAGCACACGATAATTTCTAAGTGATTGAAGTGTAAGTAATTATCTTAATATATATAAGAATAAAATATGAATTTATTTATATATATAGGGGCGTGGTCCCCTCCCCCTGCCTAGGTTTAGAATTATCGTTTTGCTAACAACTCTTCCCCCCTTTGTATGTTTTTTTACGCGATAAAACGATAATTACTTATAAATCAACGACTTAACCCCGATTTTCGCCGATAATTAGAAAAAAACACGATAATTATAATGTTTTCAATGACTTACAGAGGTTTTTCGTGGAAATATCGGCAAATTCGCGATAATTTTGCGATAAAATTAAACTTTAGTCTAATAGGGGGTTGACGGCGGGGCAAAAAAAGGGTACGCTGGTACTCAGCTTCCTGAGCCCCGATCGGGGCACACGCTGATACAACGCGTAGTCTCCGACCCCCTAACCCCCCTACACATTGTGATAACTTAGCTAAGTTATGTAAACGCACAACGCAGTACCAATAACTGGTATCGAACTCCACTGACGCACAACGCTGTTAAGGGCACCACGCCGCTAGTTGTAACTGGCATCAAATCCAACTTAACTAAGTTATGCTGGGTGCGAGCCTGCATGGTATCCGACCTGTTGCACCGCACTGCGCAGTCATACCCACAACGCCGCTAGATGTAACTGGTATCAATGCCACCCCGAAGGGTGGCGAATACTTACTGGTTAGCATCAACATCTTGAGCTAATCGCTCGCAGTGTTTAAAGATGCGATCAAGAAAGCGTTGTTCGTAGTCAGTAGTAAACTTATCGTCTAGCACTTCGCGTACCAGCACTAAGAAGTGTTCGGCGCGCGCGTTGTCTATACCATAAGCCTGCACTACATCAGTTAAGCCTTCGACCATATTGTTAGCAGTAATGATCGCTTGCTGTTCCATAAGAGTTGTAATGATTCGAGTCATTGTCTTAGCTCCAAAAAGAAAGGGGCGCTTGCGCGCCCCTAGTAGGTTACTTGTCAGCTTGCTTGCTGAGTTTCAGAAGGTCGATACCGTAGACTTCACTAGCTAGGGTAATCAGCGCTTTCTTAGCGGTTGCCGCGTCTACACTTAGGAAGCTTACATCCTCCTTATTGGCTGTCTGATTGTAGAGCCATACCAGCTTATCGGTGGCTTTCTCGATTTCAGACTTAGTGACACGTACCTTGTCACCATCCCCAGCGGCTTGCTTCTTATTAAAGTTAGCAATCGCTGTTTTGAGGTTGTGGATAGTGTCGGTACACTGTTTACGTACTACCACTTGCAAAGCTTGATCCATCATGGATAGCTTAGGCTTGGGTGTATGTAGCAGTGCTACGCCGTCCTTTCCGCCAAGGTCCATACCAGAGGCTATGCTATCCACTGTTGCCCAGTAGATTGGCGCCTCCTCAGGTGTGACGCTTGCTAGGTTCTTAGCACCGCCCTTGTCAGTCTTAGGCAGTGATAGAAGCTTGCTAGCATCCCACTTGTTCGCCTTGAACAGCTCAGCAAGACTTTCAAAGGCTTTCTTCTTAGCCTCCTTGGTCTGTTTCTGCGCTTCATCCAGTTGCGCCTCGCGGCTAACAACACCGCCTAGGCTGGCTAGTGACGCGCCCACTGTAGCAGTGAACAGTTCAACGGTTAGCGCTTTTGAGCCTGCGCCATTGGCTTTGTTAGTTGCAGTCATGTGACTTGCTCCTTTTGATTGATTGATTGTGTCCCCGTTGGAACAGTTCCTATACTACGCATTGTGTAGTAAATAGCAAGCGAATCCCGCGCGATAACTTAGCTAAGTTATGTAACCTAGGTACTTTGGGGGTATCGCGACCCCACCCCTATGGGGGGCAACCGCACAGAGCAAAGGTTCCCAGCGCCCCCAGTATTACTATTTTCCACAAACAAATCGGTTTCAGAGGATTTAGGGTAGGTTCGACCCTGCGGGTCTCACGCATTGTGTACAGAAACACCCCCCTTCCTTATATATAAGTACCCACAAAAAATTTTTTGTGCACCAAAATCGGCGCGCCCACCTTGCGTATATGTAATAACGGACTATATACTCAATGTAACAGTCTATGACTTGCGAAAAATCGGGCGTTACTAGTGCACATACGTATAGATGAACATATACCGTTGCTACCTGAGCGTGCTAGAGACCCTAACAAGGCAGAGACACTGCCTGAACGGGTAAGAGCATATGCAAATACCGCCCGACTGCTTGCTGAAGAAGGTCTAGACCTAACACCTACGAAGGAAGATGAGCATAACGCCGCTAAAGTAGTTACGGCTTATGCTGCTGACCCAGAGAGTGCGGCTAAACAAGTGACCGAGAAGAAGCTAGCTACCCTTACATCTGCCTCATTAGTAGAAGCAGACAATATCCTCACCGAGTTCGGTAAGCAGGTTGTGCACAGCACGACTGTGCTACGTCATACGATTACCAATAAACTCCTGCTAGAAACTCAACATCCTGACGCACGTGTGCGCCTCAAAGCATTGGAGCTGCTGGGTAAGATTTCAGATGTAGGGCTTTTCGCTGAAAAGACTGAAATCACAGTAACGCATCAGACAAGTGATGAACTGAGGGAAGTACTCAGGCAGAAGCTGGAGCAGCTACGCCAGCCACAGAAGATTGCTGATACTAGCGTGACTATCACTGATGCAGATTTTGAAGAAGTATTTGCAGATGCACCCAGTGCCAAGGACGGCGACCCTACAACCGAGGACGATAGTATGTATGACGATGATGACGATGTAGATACTACAGATTTGCAGTCAACCATAAGCGAGTTTGATGACGACGAATGAACGGGTTCTCGGATTTAGACTTACAGCATGTGCTAGACAACTTAGATAAGTTCTCTGAGAACGAGATCGAAGAGATCACTAAGATTGTCGATGAGATGCACAGGCGTGACAGGGTTAAGAGTGTTCAAGACGATTTAATCACGTTTTGTAAACATATAGACCCGTCATATTTAGTCGGTAAACATCACCGGATACTTGCGAGTATGCTGATGGCTATCGAGAGCGGTGAAAAAGACCGTATTTGCGTAAATATACCGCCACGTCACGGTAAGTCTCACCTCGTGAGTACTATGTTCCCTGCATGGTTCCTAGGTAGGAACCCAGATAAGAAAGTAATGATGGTGTCGCACACAACTGACCTCGCGGTAGATTTTGGTCGTAAGGTGCGTAACTTGATAGCTATGGAGGCATATAGGGAAGTGTTTCCGACTGTGCGCCTAGCTTCGGACAGTAAATCAGCGGGGAGATGGAACACTAATGCTGGAGGAGAGTATTACGCGTGTGGTATTGGCTCAAGCATTGCAGGTCGTGGTGCTGATTTGTTGCTTATCGACGATCCTCATTCTGAGCAAGATGTCATCAACGGAAACTTTGATGTTTTTGAGAAAGCTTATGAATGGTTCACTTACGGTGCTCGTACTCGTCTTATGCCCGGTGGTCGTGTGGCTATTATTCAGACGCGTTGGCATCTAGATGACCTGACAGGCCGTGTGGTTAAAGACATGGCTATGCAGGAGAAGGCTGATAAGTATGAGGTTGTCGAATTCCCTGCGATTCTTGAGTTTAAAGACAAGAAAACCAGCAAGATCACACAGAAACCGCTATGGCCTGAGTTCTTCGATTTAGCTGCGTTGGAGCGCACCAAAGCGTCAATGCCTGTGTTCCAGTGGAACGCCCAGTACCAGCAGCAGCCGACAGCCGAGGAAGCGGCAATAATTAAGCGTGAATGGTGGAAAGAGTGGAAGAAGGAAGACCCACCGTCATGCGAGTACATTATATTGTCACTCGACGCCGCAGCAGAAACACATAACCGCGCTGACTTCACGGCCCTCACTACGTGGGGCGTGTTCTACAATGAAGAGGTGAATGAGTACCACATCATCCTGCTTAACAGCATAAAGGATCGTTTTGAGTTTCCTGAGCTAAAGAAGATGGCGATGGAGCAGTACAGCGAGTGGGAACCAGACAGCTTTATTGTGGAGAAGAAGTCAGCGGGTACAGCGTTGTATCAAGAGATGCGGCGCATGGGCATACCCGTCCAAGAATTTACTCCGCACCGAGGGTCTGGAGATAAGACCGCACGTTTGAACTCAGTATCTGATATTGTTGCATCAGGTATGGTGTGGGTGCCGCAGACACGATGGGCTGAAGAGCTGGTCGAGGAAGTAGCGGCGTTCCCGTTCGCATCACACGATGACTTGGTGGACTCTATGGTGATGGCCCTGATGAGGTTCCGTCAAGGTGGGTTCATACGATTGCCGACAGACGAGCCAGATGAGATTCAGTTCTTTAGGCAGAAACGCGGTGGATACTATTAAGAGGACGAGTAATGGCTATTGAGAAAGGCTTATATGCCGCGCCAGAAGGACTAGATGATGAACTGATGGAGATGGGTGAAGATGTTATGGACCCTACCATCACTATTACATCTGGTGAACCTGACATCATCGAGCTAGAAGACGGTGGTGTAGAGATTATCTTTGAAGATGAGACAGCGATGGGTATGGAGGCAGCTCCGTTTGACGCTAACCTCGCTGATTTCATTGATGAGGACGGGCTTGCCAGCGTTGCTACAGAGCTAGTTGAGATGTTTGAAGCTGACGTAGAGAGCCGCAAAGAGTGGGCTGATACGTTCGTTGAGGGTCTTGATGTGCTGGGCTTCAAGTACGAGCAGCGCACACAGCCTTGGGAAGGTGCATGTGGGGTGTTCTCTACCGTTCTGGCAGAAGCAGCTATCCGCTTCCAAGCTGAAACTATGTCTGAGGTGTTCCCAGCCGCTGGTCCAGTGAAAACTAAGATTCTGGGTCTAGAGACTAAAGAGAAGTTAGAAGCTGCGGAGCGTGTCCGTGCCGATATGAACTACCAGCTCACCGAAGAGATGACTGAGTACCGCCCTGAGCACGAGCGCATGTTGTACAGCTTGGGTCTGGCAGGTTCAGCGTTCAAGAAAGTTTA